GAGGACGGTAAAGTTCTGCACCAAGAAGCTTCGGAAAATCATTATCAATCCACATAGGATCGTAACTCCGTAAGCTAAATAGTTATAAGTGACTTCGACTTAGCCACATATATAGATAGTAGTAGTAATTGCTATACTTTTAGTTATGTACCCTAATATTTTATGGATATGGATATTGATTTCATAGACGACAAGATGTGGACACCCGTTCATACATTGCCTGGCTTTCAATGCTGCATAGAGTATTACGTTAATGAAGCAGGTCTAATTAAAAGTACCAAAGGTAGAGAAGAGCGAATCCTCAAGCAACGTAAGAATAAGAATGGATATATGCAAGTTAATTTGACACAAAGAATTGGCAGAAAGAAGACGATTACAGTCACTGTTCATAAATTAGTTGCACTTGCATTTCTTGAATCTCCTACATCTATTCCAGGCAGAACTAAGTCGTGTAGCAAGATTTCCCATATTGACGGCAACAAAATTAACAACTCAGTTGCCAACCTTAAATGGACTAAAATAGAAGAAAGTGTATTTAATGAAAATGGCTGATAGTCTTATTCTTAGTGGCGTTAAAGGCGTCAAAAAGCACACTGGTACTGAAATGCTTTTAACTCGTCCTAAACGTGGTGGGGATACTCATTCGTTAAAAGAATGGTGGAATGTAGGTGGCAGTAAGCAATATGTACAGTGCACAGTCTTTGATGTGACTGTTAATAACGTTACTGTGAAACTTGCTGTAACGACGAACTCTCTGTCAAACGTCAGAATTGACCACGATGGTTCTTTTGTTTTTAGTTTCTACGGAGCGACTTCCATTAATCGTGCAGCTCTGTTCACTGATGCTTACGAACTGATCGAGCACTACGTATTCCCTGCCATTTCAGGTGGAAAGATCATGACTGTGATCCCACCAGATGGCGCTTCTAAGCCACTTGAATTGGCAAACGTATCTATGGGCTCTGTCTCGATCACCGGTAAGACGATTGTTAAGCCAAAGGAGACCATTGGCTACGAAGCTCAAGTATTAGGGGATGCTGAGAATATTAGTTATTCTTGGACACTGACCGGTTCTGCAAAATTCAAAGGTGCTAAAACAGGCAGCTCTGTGAAGGTAACTTATGAGAAAGAGGGAGACTGTACGTTAAGCGTTACCGCCAAGTCTGCAGATCCTAGATTGGTTGGGCCTAATACAAAGAGAGCTTCAATCGAAGTTACGTGCGAATCTAGTAGCTGAATCTTCCTTCAGCTTTCATGATGTATCTTTTGTCGTCTATAAGCGATATATTCTTGAATTCACGGCCAACACGTAACTCAAAGTCGTAAGGCAGCGTTCTCGTATTACGAGCATGCACTCCAATATAGAAATGATCGAATCGACTTATATACATTAAGTCGTAAGGATGCTCTTGCTTATCAATTGTGTAGAGCCTTACATCTACATGTTTGTCGACATAGATATTCCCGGTTCCGTTGTTGATGATTTCAACGCTTAGGTAATCTTCATCTCCAGCTGGTGCCAGGCTTCCAAGATTTAATTCAGCTCCTGTCCAATTGTTATCAGCTTCTACAGTGACATAGTCAATGTCAGCTCCTAAATAACTAGGAGTATTATCTACAACTCTGGTTTCAATCTCTGCGGCATTCCAGTTTAATTCTTCGAACGTTTCTTTGACAATGTCGCCAATGATGTTTAGGTTAACTTTCAAATAATAATTTTCTGTGCCAAACAGTCCTACAGTATCTTTGTAGTTCAGTGCATAAGGAATAACTGAGATATCAAGATTATCAGGTCTACTGATTGAAGGACCTTTGGAAAGATTGAGACTTTTTGATGCAACATAACTATTGGGGTTCGTGTTGTCACTTGCCCCATACTTTAAATTAGTTCTCCTGATCTGCCTTGTGACGCTCATCTTGGCCCATCGTGTTTACCCCTATTGTATTAAAGATACTCAGTCACAGATTCTGACATCTCACGTAATGCCTTAATTGCCTTGTTTTCCAATGTCCTGACTCGATCTCTACTCATGTTCAAAACTTGGCCAATTGAAGTCATTGACATAGGTTCCAACATCTCATCTCCAATTCCATATCGCATTGAAATAACAGCAGCCTGCATTTCTGGAAGCTCACTGATCAATGAACGCATGTCATCTTTGATGTATTGCCTTTCAAGAATGAAATCAGGTAATTGGGTTTCGTCCTCTAATAGATCAATCAAAGCAGTATCCCTATTCTCTCCAATTTTAATTTCAAGAGAGGTCGGTTGACGTGCCTTGCACATTAGATCTTTGATTTCGTCAACTGTTAGTTCCAAATAATCAGACAGCTCAAATACTGTGGGCATGTAGCCATTGATCTGACTTAGTTCTCTCTGAGCTTTCTTAAGTTTGTTGAGGTTCTCAGTAATGTGGATCGGTAAACGAATCGCTCGGCTCTTTTCTGCAATGGCTCTTGTGATCCCTTGACGAATCCACCAGTAAGCATAAGTACTAAATTTATAACCACGACCAGGATCAAACTTCTCGACACCGCGAACGAGCCCGATCGTACCTTCCTGGATGATGTCCAGAAGTTCCATATTTCGCTTGGTGTATTTCTTAGCGACCGAAACAACAAGGCGTAGGTTAGCGGTGACCATCTTGTCTTTCGCTCTCTTCCCATCTCTCAGCTCTCTGCGAAGTTGTTTACTTGTGATTCCAAGCACACGTGCCAACGTTTCTTGATCTGGATTCTCTAATTCATCTTCAATTGATTTGATTTCCATCAAACGTTGAACTTTCCTACCTAGTAGAATCTCTTCGTCATGCTCAAGTAGAGGGATCCTTCCGATATCACGAAGATATGAACGAACGGAATCTCCAGTTGCTTTTGTTTTTGACATATTCTATCTTCACTGATACTTAATTCTATCAGCGAAGATGTTATTTATCAACCGTAGATGTTGGCAAATCGAGTACTTTCTTGTGGAGATTCTCCACTTTCTAGTGCTTCAACGGCCATAGCTTGTGCAGCATGTTCGTTATATCCTTTCTCTTTGTAGTTGGCGTAGTTACGTTCGTATTGCTCAATAGATCCTTCAAAGTCTTCACCATGCGTCAGCATCTCTGCTGTCATGTGATTCGCAGCCTGATCTGGCATACCATCCGTTTTCAGATGCTTCCAAATAGTTTGGAAGATCTCTGGATCTGTAGATTGAATTTCTGCAGCTTTACGCACGGTATTTACGGTTCGTATATATACCGATTGTATCTAATTTAAGTAGTTATCCGATATCAGGGATATCGAAGGTGTTTACTCCCATTGACTGCAGAGTTTGCAGGGCTACATCTCTTTTAGCTTGTCCGGCAACTTCAGGATTAGCCATAGCAGCTGTTCCCATATAATTTCCAGACGCTAGTAGCATCTGTGACTTGTGCTCAGCCAGCTTTGCTTGTGCATCATATTCTTGCTGAGAAACCTTTAGCACTTGGTTGTCAACTAGACGTTCCGCATTTGCTGATGCTCCAGTAGCAGCAGTGCCAATATTCTGCTGTAAGTTGCCTGTTCCTTGCTGCTGAACAATTTCAGTTTGTGGGTTAAGTCCCTCTTTTGTATATCTACCGCTATCCATTGCATTCATTACTGCTGGCACAGGGCTATTCATGCCTGCATTGCCACTCTGTAAATTTGCTTGCTGCAGTGCATCTGCCGCATGACCCATATAACTTTGAATAGGTTGTGCCATTTCTATTACTTAAATCAATACTTTTATTGTAAGGGATGTACTTAGACATCCCCTACGTTTATTTGAATCAGAGATCCTGAATCAGAGCCTTACCTTGAAGGGCGGCTTGAGGAGCTTGTGACAGATACTGCCAAGCTTGCTCAGGGTTGTTGTCCATCATCTGGCTAAATGAGCCCCAGAAGTCGTTGGCCTGATTGACTTGCTTACCTGGAGTAGGCATATCCATTTCAGGGCGCTGGAACTGGGCGGGCACTCGGCCTTGCTCTTGAGCCTGGATTTCAGCTTCGAACTGTGCACGAGCTTCAGTTTGCTCACGAGCACTGGTCTCTTCAGCAGTTTCGGTCGGGTAAGGACCGTTAGGACCGAAGAAGTCATTGACATACTCAGCCAACACATCAGGGTTGGTCAGCATGGTGTTCATTGCAGTCCGCTCTTCGTTGGTGGCCTGCAGAACTTGATGCATGGAATTGCCACGCTGGACTTGCTCAATCAGAGCGTCCTCAACGGCACATGCATAGGTGTTCAGGAGAGCAGGGGCTTCAGCACCAAAGTGCTCAAGAACCTCAAGACTTTCTCCGCTGATTCCGCTTAGGTACTGATCCTGAGCCTGACTTGCTCCTTGTTGCGCCGCTGCCTGCACCAGCTGGCTGACTTCCGATTCCGTATAAGCCTGGGTTGAAGCTTGGGGCTGCGAAATCTGGGGCACCGATTGGGCCATTGAACCCAAGCTTGGCTGCGTAGCTGCTTGAGGCGTCGGCGTCGTCTGGTAAGCCGAGGGTGAAACCTGGGCTTGGGAGGGGCTGTTCGTATTCAGACTTGCGGACAGAGCCTGGAACGCCTGCTGCCAGGGATTCGCCTGAGGTGCCGAAGCCTGCGGAGCCTGGGCCATCCCCTGGTAAGCCGGCATTTGCGGGGCCGGTGCCTGGGTCGTTGATGCCTGGGATGGTTGGCCTTGGCTCGTCGCGTACTGATTCGCCGCGTTCGGCGCGTAACTTGTCGGCGAGGCTGAGCTCGTCTGGGGTACGGGCGCTACTGCTTGGTTTGTAGTTTCCACTGTAACTTAACTCCTTTCTTAAAAAGTCTAAAGATCGATATAAGAACCCAGTCATATCTAGGTTCGGGTCAGCAGCCAAAGGCATGTCTGGTTGCTGTGGATGAGGCAGCTGGTAAAACTGACCTAACAGCCCCATAAATTGATTAATACTGCTTTGTGTTTGTTGGACCATTCGGAACGGGAAGCCGCTTAACATTGCTGCTCGTTCTTCATCGGTTTTGCCTGGGAATAGATATTTAAGTGCTTCGATTGAATCAACACCTAATTCTTGAAGGTTCCTGACGACAATACTGTTATTGAGAATGTCATCGGGACTATCTTCAAAGACTTGACCCATCCAACGCCAGTTAACTTTCGTTGAACCGTCTGGAATTAAACCAGTAACGCCGGAGGGTACATCCCCTGCGTCCAGTTTAGCACTCATTTCTTTATCACGTTTCTGCACATATTTCTTATATTCTTTGTCGAATTTATCCATTGCTTTCTTGTAATCCTCTGGATTATCAAATTCTTCGGGCAATGGTGTGACTGGCTCTTCAAGTCCTAGCTGAATAGCAAACGATTCCGTAAAGTTACGCTCTTCTGTGAAGATCATCATCGAGAAGAGTTTGCACAATCCATAAGTGAAGAGTGCTCTAGCTTTCTTCTCAGCGTTGGCTGCTACACGTCCATAGAGTGTCTTGATCTCATAAGCGGTAGATGCCGTATTGATATCGATGTCATCGACACCGCCTAATGCCAGACGGATTTCAGAGCGGTACTGCTTTACGTACAAGTTCTGGTCACCTGAAACGGCATCAGGCGTCATGTACTGAACACGGTCAGTGGGCTCCAGGTTTGCAATGACACGCGGGACCTTGATCTGACCATCGACTGATGCAGCGCCAAAGGGAGCGCTAACACGAGTACTGGTACGTCCAGCTCCAATGGGAGCGAAGCCTGCTTGAGAACTAATGGTGGGACGGAATGATCCTTCATCTCCACTCTCGACAATGTCGTGTTTCGGTCTACTAGAGACCAAAGTGGGGTTACCAAAGAACTTCAGGTTCTTTCTGATATTGCGGACAAGCTCATCGTGATAAATGATTTGATTAGCCATCCAGTCAAATTCACCGTTACCGGTGGCCTCGCCTGTGCAATCCATATGGTTGAAGACTTCAACCGCTGGGATGTAGCCAAGACTATTGGTGAGAATTTCTGTCTGACCTGGCATCTGATACGGCATCATTGCCGATTGATCAGTGAACTCGATACGTTCGTCTGAGACTGTCTGCTCAATGCGGTCTTTATAGACCTTCAGCTGAATCCATTTCTTTTTGCCTCCTCGACTGTTTAAAGAAGGGAGACCGCCTGCTAAAGCATTCGTTTGTTTTACGTGGAACGAGTAAGTCAGTACAACTGATTCCAGTTCACCGTTCTGATCTCGGTATGCTCTGTAGCTTTCTTTAGGGAAGTAGAGAATCTGATAACTCTCTCCTGAAGGTCTGAAGTAGAACAGACCTTGGCCATCACATAGGAAGTAGTCAACAATGCTTTCAAATTTCATTTCAAGCATGTTGTCTTCACAGACCTTGGCAATGAATTCCTTTCTCTTGCCAAACGAATCCTGATCTGCAAAGAATTCGATACCACGACGCAACATGAAAGTTCTCATCTGTGCAAGATGAGAAGAGACAATCATCGAATCAACTGATAGATCACCTCTTCTTTCTTTTGCAGCTGTTAAGATCTGCTCAAAACTACTGCTTATTGCGCTTGTATCCATAACCTTTTTCCTAAGTTATTAATAGTCTAAATGAGATCAGGCCTTTAAGAGATCCATATACTTTTTCATGGTTTCATCAGTCTTGTCCTTAATTGGATCTGGACGATCAGCCATCTCGAATCCAGGTGTAATGAAGTCATCCATGTTTCCATAAATGTTGGAGAAGGATACATTTGATCGATCTCTTGACTCCTGTACAGAGTCGTCAAGTCTCTGCATCATTCGTGCAGGATCAAACGCCTGAGCGTATTTAGATTGTCCCCTGTAATCATCTTTTCCACTCATCCGGCGGTCCATATCGTACTGATAGTCGCTTTCTCGCTGTGCATCACGGTTCATGTCAATGTACTTATTGACAAACCTTGGTGCAGAAGATCCTGGATCAAAGAAACCAGCTGCTGTAGCCTTACCGATTACTCCCGGCTCAAAATCCTGACCACGAGTGGGGGTGTAATTAAAGGCTCTCACGCTGTTGTCGCTGTAGTCTTTGAAGGTATTGGTATTGAATGAATCGCGAATTGTGTTGTCGATTGTGCTGTACTGATCCTGGTTAACAGTATTGTTATCCCCTTTAATTGTTGAACTCTGGTCTCCTCCTTGAGTACCTCCTTGATAAACACCGTCCGTCACGCCAGGAGGATTGCCGTATTCTGGAGCTGACCCTGGAGTTGGATCTGCAGTTGGCTCCGGTGATGATTCTGGAGTTGGATCGGGCTTTGGCTTGGGGTTTGCCTTAGAAAAGTCGAGTCCCCTCATCTTTAAGAAGTCTCTTCCTTTTTTATTTGTTTTAAAATTACCTTGATCAATTAAATCCTGGAACTTACGAAATCGGTCTTGCATATCATCCCCAAACTCTGGATTCTGCAGCTGAGCTCTAATCTCGTTCCTATCGTATAAATCACCTTCCATACCTGGAGCTGCTTTCTCGTTATATACATCTACACCAAGCTTCTGTTTCAGCGATTTGCTAGAAGCCATTCTATTTTCAGCCATTTTAAATTCTATAAATCAAAGCTATCCCCATTGTAATCAATTTGTAAATTACCTCTCCTAAGTAATCCACCCATCGTTAATACCATGGAATCCACAGCATCATCATGCTGAGAATGACCGAAGTTAAGAAGCTCTTCTTCGAGTACTGTCCATTTACGCCACTTGTTCCAGACAACTCGTTTGTGCTCATATAGTCCTAAAACTCCACGCAATCTGGCGAGTTTGTCTCCTTTGAATCCTTTCACTGGTGACACGGTCAAGTTATAAAGAGCTCTGTTCTCATGCATCACTCGCTTGAAGTCTCCCTCAAATGAGTTCTGATAAGCCACAGCTTCAGGCCAGATCACGCATGGGGACATCGTCGGGAAGAACTGCCCTTCGTCATTTTCAAGCAGGATGTTCCAGTCAGAAAGCATTTCGCACAAGACATCCATCTTTTCAAGGTTGCCGAGTGTTCGTGCTCTTCTCTGATCAATCATGTAAAGCTTGTCGTCTTTAATGCCTCCCAAGGTCATGACAGTCCAGTCGTTCTTTTCTCTGAGGCCAGCACTCAAGTCAATACCTACTCCTAAGCAGTCGTAGTCCTCAGGGATTTCACCTTTAACGATTAACTCTGGAGACAAACCAACGTCTGTTGATTTGACTGCTGTATTCAAGTACTGATATGCAAAAGCAACTCGATCTTCTAACTTTCGATCATTGAGGTATTTCATTGACCAGAACTCTGGCCAATAAGAGCGTTGCTTTCCGTCAGCGTCCGTTATGACCGCCTTCTGTACGATCTGCTTCCAGTTGTTCTTCGGGACAAATAGTGTGGCGTGTACATCGTCAAAGTGAAAGCGGGTGCCAAGGCATATCGCTCTTGCTCCTTGGAACATGGTGGGGGCGATGACGTTTGACCACGTTTGCTCCATCTCCCTTCTAATGTCAGGATTGTTGATTGACGCAGCGGATTTAATAGGGTCATCGATAAGGACCAATTGAGAACGCTTTGAGGTAATTGCTCCCTTGAGACCGCCACACGCAATGGTGAAAGCCTCTTCACCCGCCGTATCAATCCCCGCAAACTCATAATCAATACTCCAGTATTCGTCACTTCTCTTTATCTTTGACAGTCTAACCATTGGGAAAATTTCCCGATATTTGGTTGATGTCAGAATTCCTTTGATTGTTGCTGACTTGGCTCTACTAATATCTACCATGTAGGCGATATATAGAATCCGCAGCATTTTCTTGGCAGCAGCATGACGCCCGATCATCCAAGCTGCAAACAAACCAAGGACAGTGCTTTTGGCAGATCCTCGCGGCGCTAGGATCGATGTGTTTGGTCCTGCGATTCCTAAGAGACATTCACTATCTTCTCCTGTGCATAATTCGTTGTGCCACTCCAACATATGATTTGCTGGAGCTTTGCCCATAAACTTACAAAAGTCTTGGAAATTATCTCGTGCCTTTAGTACTTGTTCGCTTGGTGGTTTTGCAGTTACTTTCGTAGCTGTCATTAATGCTGATCGTTTATACGCTAATGCTGCGCTAGGTAATGCCATATGCTCGACTTTATCTTTAGTCTAACTAAAGGTAAGTCAAATATTGTCTTGCATCAGGTCTCATTCCATAAGCAGCGGATCTCCACGCCTTAGCTCGTTGCATTGCCTTGTTCTGTGCAGATCTACCTCGTCCAGCAAATCCACCTGGATTAAAATATTTCGCCTGCTCGTCACTAAATCGGTCCTTTGCCTTTGCAATGTATTTACTATTCTTACGCATTGCTTTAAATCGATCTGTTGAGATTTTTAGATCTCGGTTGTATTTAGCCTGATCTAAAGCATCTGCATTAATTCTGCTAGGACCACTTGGTTCTGGCACTCCAGCTTTTGATATATCCGGCAATCCAGGGAAATCTTTTGATGCTTTAGCCCCAGTCAGTATTCTCAATCCAGAAGTGGCAGCACCTTCAATCTCTGGAATAGGTTCAATCGGGGGTCTTGCAGTCCTAATTTCGGTTGGTGCATCAAACACCATTGGAATTCCAACTGGATAGCCGTACATCAGTTCAGCTCGCTATAGATCTTGGACCAGACCGCATTCATCGCATTTTCGATTGGCTCTGCAAACTGCGGGTCATCTTTGAAGATGGCAGTGATTTCACGCATTACTCGGTCAGCACCGGCAAGGATCATGCCTCTCTTATCTGACGTCCTGTTCATCCGTTCAGACGTTTCAATATGAGAGCGAAGTTCTTTTTCAAGTGATGCCAGACGCGCAGCACCATCGGAGCCTTTGATTTCACCGGAGGTAATTGCCATTCGAAGCTCTTGTACATCGGAGTGCAGAGCAGCAATTTCACTATTGAGGATTTCACGTCTGTTCAGCTTTTTGTACTTCATCTTGACCCAACGGGCCATGTCATTGAATGTTCCTGGATATTGCAGGATTCCTGCGTATACCCAAATCTCAATGATTGAGGGAGTGACCTCAGCAAATTCTTTGAACTCTTCTGACTCAGCGGCTGGTAATGTATCCAACCACTGATCTACATATGTCATATAGACCTTACCGCTTTTAGTGGTTGTAGTCATTAGAACGACCTAGCAAGTTTGCTTGCACGTCTACCTTCCCTATCGCTTCTGCGAGCATTAATGCGATCTTGGAAGTCAATGCCTTTACGTGTCTCTTCACCCTGAACCATGTAACCAAGACGATCTTGCTTACCACTTTCTCTCATGTTGTCGCGTGTCTGCTCACCTACGGCACTCAGCATCCCGATGTCTCGACCGAACTCTTGGTTCGCATACTGATTTTGACGCTCATAGGCACGGTCAGCCATTTGGTTTCCGTACATATAGTTCTCAAACCGATCATTGGATTTATCCATTGAGTTCAAGTAATAGCCAAATCTCATGTTGTCCTTACCAAGGGATGAATCAAGTTCAGCCATTGCCTTAGAACCCATCCTGTTGAAATAGTCCTGAAGGAATCCAACAGAAAATCCATCCTTAAGCGCTCTGCCGCCGTCATCGTCGCTATCGATTTGCATTGGGAAGAACTGAGTCATGATGTCCTGAAGAGTGCTCTGTCCCTTCCTAATTCCATCCAACTCTTGATTTGTAGTTGATGGTGCGGAACTATTTCCACCCGTGGTTCCACCTAACTGTTGGTTATTAGTACGTGGTTTAGTTTTTACGTCTTGAAATTCTGATTTACCCTTTACTGGGTCATCGCTACTAAACGTTTGCCCTTCAGTGTATTTAGGACGTGTTTCGCCGTATTTTGTAATTTGCTGATTCCCTCTTCCGTAATCTTGAGCTGCACGTTGATCACCGCCGAAGCCTTTATTTACGTTATACCAATTCACATAATCAGGATCTGTTCCAGGCGCAAATCTAGTCATCTTACACTTAACTTGATATTCTTTTCTTATTGTATCTAACTACAATGGGTATAAAGCATATGCATAGTTAGATGGCTGATTATTCAAGTATTGGTAAAAAGACCTCTCAGAGCCTGACTGATATCTATAAGACTACGCAGCAGAATAGCCTTGCTGTTAACCAAATTGTCAATCAATCTAATAATATTCGGACGGGTAAACGTAAGGCTGCGTTGAATGCCAATCAAAAATTACATAAAAAGGGATTCGAGGCTTACGCGCTTAAGCAAGAAGTAGACGCAAGGAGGAAAAACAACGAAGATGTCAAAAATATTGAAGCACCTTCCAAGCGATTTGCTGGTCTAGTTAGTGGCTTGGGCTTGGTAAGTGCTGGAGCTATTTCAATAAAAGATGGAATTCAAAAAAGAAAAGAAGATGCAGCACTTGAAGCTCAATTTGATGCTTTGAGAAAGGAAGAGCGTGCGTCACAAGATGAAAGGGATACGAAACAAGCTGAGATATTCAAGAAGCTGGAAGATCTACTCAAGCAGCCTTCTACACTCCCAAGTACTCCTTCAGCAACATCAGCCAAAACAACGACACAGGGGTCTACCACATCGGGGTCCAAAGTCTCTAGTAATCCCAATGTTGGATTTTCCACTGGCTCAACATTGCCAATTTCTTCTTCTTATTCTCTACCTAATACATCAGAAGGTTGGTCAAGACTAAGTAAAGTTATTCGATACGGAGAAGGCACAAGTGGCGATAAGGGCTATACAACACGCTATGGAGGCCATCAATTTGAAGGATTCGATGCTCATCCCAATATTGGAGAAAAGACTCCGTGGGGAACTACTTCTGAAGCTGCTGGTGCTTTCCAATTTATGAAACCAACGTGGGATAGAGCTCAGAAGGCATTGAACTTACCTGATTTTAGTCCTGAAAGCCAAGAGAAAGCTGGACGCTATCTTACTGAGATCCGTGGCGTTAATCCAGATAAGGTGATTACAAGTAAGGAAGAATTTAAAGCTGTTATGGATAAACTAGCTCCAGAATGGGCTAGCTTACCATTTTCAAGTAGAAGTCCGAGTGGATACGGAATGGGGAGTTCTTACTATGGTCAAGGTGGCAAAAATCTTGATGAGCTTTGGTCTTTGTATAACAGTTAAATAACACTATTGCTCATTTCAGCAAGACCTTTAATTAATGTCATCAATGCAAGTTGTTGATCCTTTCGATCTGCACGGCTATTTTGTAATCTAGTCTGCTGTTCAATCAAATCTTGTTTACGATTAGCCATTCTTCGCTCTGCCCTAGCATCTTCAAATTGGAATGCCTGCAGTTGCTGCGCTAGCAGATCTTTTGATTCCTGCCGATCTCGATCATACTTAGTTTGTGGATTATCAAACTTTGCTCTCTCAATCGCCAGTGCTTCCTCAATATCTCGTTTATTACTAGCTCTACGAGCTGCGTTATTAATTTGCTGGGTAGTCATACCTTCCAGCTGCTCTGGCGTCAAATCACCACCAGAGCCACCATAAGTTGTCAAAGCTGCATCTCTGTTTACAGC